CTCCTTGGGTTTTGGTACTTTCTTGGATTCCGGGTGATTCAATCTGGCCCGAAATGGAATTTGGCGCAGGCGACAGCGCATCCAGTGCGCGACGTTTTGCCAGTTCTTGACGCGCAGCCCGACCGCGTTCGAGGCCGCTGCTGTATTCATTGGTGTCGTTCTGAACGATCTGACGGAATCCGGGATCCGTCCGCAGCACAGACAAAGGCGTTTTGATCGTGTCGTCGTAGATGGCGCGAGATTCATGCGTCTCACGAACCGGGGCAAACGCATCCGCAAAAGGCTGGTCATGCCGCGCATCGCTTTCCTGAAGGCGACGATGAACCGCTGCTGCGCTCCCGGGTGCGCCCATCAGGGCGGTCTGGATGATGGTCTGGTGGAGGGTGTCTTTGACCTGTTTGAAAAGATCCTGAGCCGTTGCTTCGGGATTCAAGCCGACGCGAGACTTATCGATCCCAAACTGCGCCAGGGTCGTCCCCTCTTCGCCTGCGATCTGTTCCGCCATGGTCTTGACGAATTGCTTCTCAAAGTCGCGCCAGTTGCCTCCGGCTGCGCGCTTCAGCATGTTGACCTGGTCTTTGAAGCCCAGCTTCTCGCCAAGGTACTCAGCCGCTCCCATGCCGACGCTTCGGGTGAGCGCTTGGGGCTTACTGAGTCCGTGCTCGATGCCGTTGGCGTACTCATCCCCAGCGACCTGACTGCTCATCATCAAGAGCGGAATGGTCTGACCGCCCGTAAACAACCCTACGGCATAGCCCGGTGCGTTGGAGATCGTGGACGCGATCGCGCCTTCGAGATTCCGGTTGAAATCGTTCGGCGCCTCGCCCATTTCGGTTTGGCGCATTCCCAGCCGTTTGCGCGCTTCAAGCTGAGCGCGGCCGTAGCCTGCTGCGCCCGGGACGCCCAAAGACTCACCGACATCGGCCACCATCTTGTTGAGGCCGGCCGCCTGCTGCTTGAGGATGTCCCCGCCCTGAATGGCGCCTCGCGTAATGGGGCTGGCGTTTCTGAGCTCGTTGCTGCGCTCAAAATTGAAGTCCGTGGACTGCGCTTGACCCTTGATCGGGGCTGCATTGAAGTCCGCTTCACGCTCGGCCATCGCTTGAGCTGATTTGGGCTCCATGCCATTACCGCGGTTACGGGAAGCAATGTCCTCGACCCGGCCACCAAGATCCGGATTAGCGATTGATCCGCCCTGGTACTTCTTGTCGAAGTATCGAGAAACCGCACCCAAAGGTCCGGGCTCGCCCATAAAGCGCTTACGCTGATCGGGTGTTGCCGCCTCATAAAGGTCGCGGACACGATCCATATATTCAGGCTTGACCGGGACGCCCAGTTCTCGATGAAGCTGGATCAGATCCGGATCTGCCTTGATGCGATCCTTTTCCGGGATGCTTCCAGAATAGGAAGCCCGATCCAAGCCGACCATCTTGGGCTGGCCATAGGCTGCGTATTCGGGTGAATTTGGATCTTGGGCCGCAAGGTACTCACGGCGCTGCTCTTTCGGAACCGGGAGCTTGAATTGTTCGGCAGGCTCAATGTGCTCTACGGCGGATTTCACCGCGCTCAGTCCGCGCTTGAGTAGGCCAGGCTCTTCGGCCTTGATTGGTTCAGGTGCCTTCGGTCTTTCAAGCGGCTCAAACTCCATGTCATCGGTGAGCTTGATGCCGGCCGCCAAAGGCGGTTCGGATGCAGGCGTAGGCTGGTATTCGCCCCGACGACGACGCGCCCCAATCGGCTCAACGTGCCACGGCTCATGCCCCATCGGGAAATGAAGGCCGTAGTTGGCCGCATTTTCATGAACCCACTTTTTGACGTCGTCACTTTCATACCCAAGATCACTGGCCAGATCATGGTTGTGCATCGAGCGACCGGGAGGCGCGACGTTATGACGCGCAGCCGTTTCCGATCCATACTTTTTGATGGCCGCATCGTAAAGCTGGGCCTGACGCTCGTTCGATCGGTATCCCGAATTGACCCATACTTTTCCGGGCGCATCCGAGATCAGTCGATCAAGGTTGCCGTGAAACTCTGAAGGACCGGCGCTTTCGGAGCGCGAAACGTCTTCTTCAGGAAGGTCTACAGGGTTGCCGCTCTTGAGGTCGAATACTGCCATGGGGTGTTACTTGCTGGGGGTAACGGGGATCGGTTCGCCAATCTGGTAGGCGTAACCGTTGTGTTTGATAACGGGGATCTTCTGGGCTGGGTTCTTAGGATCCTTGATGAATCCACGCTCACCATCCTGAGCTACGCGATGGAGCTTCTCCTGCTTCACGCCCGGGGAGTAATCCATCATGGTCTGAACGTCTCGGGTCTGGCTGTCGCGTTTTCCCCTGAGATCGTCATCCGTCTCAACGACCTTGTCTCCCATGCCGTTTAACTGGAAGTAGTCGCTGGCTTTCTTGCTGTTGAAGGATTCGGGCTTTGGCGGTTTGGCTCGGCTGCCTGCCCCCAGGCCGCTGCGGTCGTTCTTATCCTGATGCGAAACTTCGGTGTTGACCTTTTCGCGATAGAGATCCTGCTTGGTCTGCTCAGTGTTCCCTTGTTCGCCATAAAGGCCGGCATGAGCGCTACGCTCACCCGCAAGGGCCCTGTTAGCGCCTTGAACGGTCCGCTGGGTCTCGGCCTGTTCATTCCTGAGATCGATCAGGGATCGTTTTTCTGGGTTGGTTGAGGCGCGTTCCAGTGAGTCAGCAAGACGCTTGCGCGCATCGGGATCTGCTTCCAGTCGGTGATTGAGTGCAACGATGGCCGCATTCGCGTTGAGGATGTGCTTGGCATCTACAAAGGCGTAGGGGTCATTGGGGTCTGATGTCCCGTCTCGGCTGGCCCATGCGGTATAGCTGTGGGGCTTTCCGGTTTTGACGTCAGTCCCATCGACCTGAATCCGGCCCGTAAAGAGATTGGGATCTTCGTGGTGCTGATCGAATCCGATGAGTTTTTTGCTGGTGACCTTGATTCGGGTTCCTGTTTGGGGATCCACGGCTTCAGAGCCAATCCCGCGATTGTTGACCCGATAACCATGGAAATCGGCCATCGTGCTTTGGAATTCTGGATCGTTGACGTCGCGCTTACCCTGGACGACCTCGCCTGTCATTTGCTGCAGGCGCTGGACCTTGGGGGTGTCTGCAATCATGTCCCACGGAAGGCCGGTCTTGTTGGCCAGGTGATCGAAGTCCTCATCGCTCACATTGCCGCCGATCGCCAATCGATTTGATATATCGAGGCTGCGGTTGCGGTCGTTCTCATGGTTGAGCTTCTCGGTTTCCGCTTGGATCTTCTGACGCTCGTAGCCCTTGTTGGCAGCTTCAAGTCCCAGTCGATAGCGACGATCCTGAGCCTCCTGCTGAAGGAGACGATTATGCTCATCCGTCGAGTGCATCCGATGGTAGGCCTCAAGGCCGCCCACCAGCCCATTCATAAAGCCTTCTGCGCCGAAACCAAGGTCGGACATGGGGATCTCCAAGATAACTAAGCGTGATTGGATCGCAGCTTCTTATGTGCGCCAACTTCCACGATTTGAGAATGAAAAAACCCGCCGAAGCGGGTTGTGTGGGGTGATTTTGCTGAAGGTTATAAAAGACAGGCCAAAAGGGACACAAGCCCTGTGTCCTCGGCACTTGCCGCAGCGATAGAGGCCATCGCCTCACCAGCTCCTCCGCCTCCTGCAGCGCCTGCAGTTGCCGCCTCTCCGCCCGCAGCTGCAGCTTCGCCACCAGCTTCCGCACCAACATCTGATCCAACTTCTGCCCCTGTGTCCGCCCCGACCTCTCCTCCTGCGTCTGCAGTCGGCTCCGTCAGGACCGGCTCATTGACTTCTTCCACCTCATCCTCGGCTTCAGGCGCTTGAGGCGTACCGTTCTCGGCTTGTGGCTGTGGAGTGCTGGGTTTTGCGTTGAGATCGTTGAGGCTGGCTCTTGTCTGTGAAACGGCTGGAGGATTAGCTTCATATTGGCTGGCCAGCTGTTCGGTGTCTGCGGTTTCCGCATCCGTAGGGGAGACCTGGCTATCTGGTTTCAGCGCGTTCTGCAGGGTGTAACTGGCTCCAAGTTTTCCAGCGACATCACTGAGTCCGCCGCTCATGTAACCGCCAGCTCCCAGACCCACCGCCTGCCCTGCCGCATTCCATTCGCCTGCCGTGCGCTGCGCGTCCATTTTGCGATTGAAGTTCAAGCGCTCCGTTTCGTTTTGAGCGACATTCTTCAATAAATCGTTTGCCTGTGTTCGGTAATCCACACCGAGATCGATTAAGCCCGCCATGCGTTACCTCTGAATCTTGCGATCGAGCGTTGAAAGGCCGCCCGACATCACGCCATTGATGCGATCCCAGACGTCGTTACGCGCCGTGTTTTCAGCGCCTACCGCTGCCGACGCCCGACCAAGGGAAAGGTTTTGATTAACCGCTTCCTGCTGCTGCGGGGTCATAGTGACGCCCATGCGGCTCATATCGCGGCTCATTGCGCCCTGCTGATTTTGGTAAGCCGTATCCATGTTGTTGCCAGCCATTTGCGCGGACTGATCGTATTGAATTGGGTTGAGGCCCTCATGGATCAGCTTCTGCTCTTCCGGCTGAAACCGATTCTGATAATCCGCCCACTGTTCCCTGGCAACATTCGCCAAAGGGAAACTGGCTTCGTAAGACTGTGATGATCCGCCGCCACCGCCCATGGTTAGCCTCCGCTCAAATGTTGACCATAACCGAGCCCAAGGCTCACGGCCGTTCCTGCCGCACTGGCTGGCGCCGTAGAGGACAAGCGGTTGTATTCGGCATTAGCCTCTGATTGGTTCAATGCGCTATTGGCCACCGAGGACAGACCGCCCATTGCGGTTCCGGCTTGGTTATTTCCCATGGCGACAATGTTTTGCAGGCCTTTGAGGTACTCGTTCTGAGTTCCCATGCGAGCCTTGGTGTCAGCGTTTCCAGCCGTTGAAGCCAGATTGTCGGCTACGTCAGCCCGCTTCATGATGGATGCGCCACTTGCGGGGCTAATTCCTGCCTTGGCCATGCTGGCTTCGGTTTGCTGCGCCAGAGGGGTTCCCTGCTTGTAAACATCACCCGTCGCCATGGTTGATGCTTCATTTGCAGCCTGTGGCGTCTTGTACCAGTCGACATTCCCCATGTATTGGTTTTCGACGGGAACCATGTTTTTCTTGTAGTAGTTCCATCGCTCGCCTGCGATCTTGGCCATGGCCTGATCCCAAGGGCTTTCATGCAGTTTGGTTGAGTGTGCTGGTGCCATAATTGCGCCCCGATTAGAGATCCATGTCGTAGACCGTGTGGGTCTTCCTGAACCCCTTGTAATCCGAGGGGCCCTTTGCGTGACGATAAAACCGTAGGATGTCGAATTCCTGAGACTTCGCAATGTCCACGATCTGCGGAAGGTATTTGTCGATCAGATCATCATCCGACTGACCCCAGGCCATCCAGACCAAAAGGATCTTCTGACCCGAATAATCATCGACTTCCGGTCGAAAAATGACGAAGCCTTCATCTGCCAACCAAAGGTGCGCGACCTTGTGGACGCAATCTGCGTAGACGTCTTCAAAGCGCCACGTCCCACCTCGGAGTTTCTTGACCTCCTTGAGTCCATCCAAAACAAAAGGCCAGCAGGATCGGATATAGGCAGGTTTAAGGCTCATTGCATCCAGGGTGGTGGGGTTGGAAAGGATTCGCTGAAATCGCCAGACGTCGGCCAGTCCCGCAGGGCTTGTCGGTAAGTCATAAGTTCAGTGAATTGCTCAGGGGTCAGCGAGGGAGTAATCCCTGCTTCGACCTGATCTCGATGTCGCATCGAATACCAATCTGATCCAGACAAGAGGTTTACCCGCTGCGCCTTACGCTGATCCGCGGTTCCGAGAATGACTCTAGGTGGCATTGAATCTCACCTCGACGAGTTGATACGGGAAGGCGTCGATCAGGAGG